TTTTATTTTACAGCACATTCAAAATATTTGCCCAAATAATTGACAAATATTTTTACATGTGTTATAAGAAAGAAAAAGAATGTTACGAAAGGAGCTTTGCAGTGCCAAATATTTTCCGTTTGAAACAGCTTAATCATTTTGAGCAAATTGCAATTACAAAGCATGCTAATGAACGCCTCAAAGAACGCAAAATTACTGCTGACGATATTGTAAATTGTATAAGTAATGGTGAAATCATCAAACAATACGAAGATGATAAGCCACTACCGAGTTGCCTAATTCTCGGCAAGTCCTGTAATGGGAAGCCATTGCATATTGTTGTCAGTAATGATGATAATTTTATTTATCTAATTACTGCTTATTATCCTGATCCCACTGTCTGGGAAGCAGATTTCAAAACCAGAAAGGAGCTTTAATATGTTATGTATGAATTGTGGTTCTAATGTTGAGAAGGGATTTACAACAGATGTTACTGATTTAGGAAATTGCCTTGTCATTGTTCGAAATGTTCCATGCTATAAATGCAAGGAATGTAACGAAGTTACCTATACTCTTGATGTTGTAAAACATCTCGAAGAAATTATCTCTGCTGCAAAAAAAATGCTTCAAGAAGTATCTATTATTGATTACCAGAGAATTGCATGATGGAGGTTCCATGAAAAAAATTGATCGTTATTTTTATCCTGCTGTTTTTACCTATGAACCTGGTCAAGAAATCGCCGTTGTATTTCCTGATTTAAACTGTGCTACCAGT